GTCAGTAATTGCTAACTGGAACGTACTAACTTGGTTAGTTTCTGTATCACCAGTTACTGTAACAACTGGGTAAACTAAAGCACCATATTTAGATCCAAATCCATCTCCCGACCCAGCGCCATATGGTAATCGGCTAGCGTAAATGGTAGCTGGTGAGTTTAATAATTCGTTAATTGAGTAGTGAAAGTATCTTTCTGCAGAGTTTGTCGGAGTTCCGAAAACTTGAACTAATTCTTGTTTAGTTGTTATAGTAAGAACTTCATCTATCGGCCCCTGTTGTGCAAATCCTGTAACGTAAACGTTAGTGCCAACATTTGCTGGTGCGGTAAGGGAAAGATCTGATTCTCTAATTTCTACTCCGGGTGAGTTAATCGTACGCTGTGCCATAAAATTATTTATCCTTCTTTAGACAAATATATTCAAAAATTTATGACTTCGGTATGTAATTGTGAGTAAACAAAGGTGAATCCAGACGTTATCTCGTCTGGATTTTGATAACTATACTCTACCCCGTTTACTGTGGTAGGAAATGCTTTAGTATATGTAAATTTTATACGATTATTGTTAAATTCATCCTTACCATAAATCGTGAGATCTGTTTGATAATCTTTAAAAGTTGGATCACCTGCGTTTGTATTTATTTCTCTCTCATTATACCTACCTTCATATTCACTATGTAAAAGATTCAGCCATTGATATAGCACCCAGTAGTTCTTATACTCATTATCTACATTAAAGCTTACACTTACAGGCGGGTAAGGGTTTTTACTATGAGATGATACATATAATGTACTACCTGCATACCTATTTTCCATAGCAGGTACTGTTATTTCTGGTACAGTTGTACCAAATATGGAATATTGAACAGAATCTGGAATAATTGTTGAATTTGTTTGGTTAAACTTCTTACTAAATTCCTTTAAAATAGGCGGTACATCAAAAACAAGTAAGAACTTATCAGCTCTTGACTTGTTTAGCATTGCCTGCTGCATAGAGTTTGTAGCCATATAATATATTTATCTATAAACTAGTAGGTCGCCATGGTGAATAATCTGGAGAAGGCGGGTAAGTTTGCCCCGTCCAATTATCAGGCGGTTCTTCACCTATTAACTTAAATCCAAAATTTCTTAATTCATCTACATCTGAATCAGCTTGCTCCCCCATGCCCCACACCATAGCGTTCATCTCGTGATTATGACTGCCGACAATTTCATCATCGAGATATATAGATGTCGGATCTTCAAAATATTGTATTCCGAAATCCATAGGCTCAATTACAGAAGGTTTACCCATATCGTCTAGTTCTACTATTTCAAAAAATCGTTCTGTTATTTCTTTCTCTAATATAAAGAGACCATATAACATGGCCATTACTCTATCATCATGAAATCCTCCTCGTGCTTTCCATGTACCATTCGGATATCTTACAAAGTTTCTAAGTTCTTCAACAGTCTCTTGTTCATTTATGCTTACTACTCTTACTTCGTTCATAAAGTAACGCATGTTTAATACGCCCTTATATTTGGTATTTGTATGTGCAATCATTCCACGCATGACATTACGTCTGTGCGCGTTCTTATTACCGTAGGATACAATTTTTTCATAACCTAAATCGACAGATAACCTATCTACGACCTGTGCACCACAATTGTTTCTCTCTATGAGAGCTAAGGGAGACCCCCAGTTACGTAAAATCTTATATAGTCTATTAGTAAACTCTAACGGAGGTATTTTATTGTTTCTATATACAGCTACCTGTTTAATTTGCTTAATATCTGTAATATCTAATATTTGAATAACTGAAGAATCTACACCCACGCCTTCTGATATATCTACCCCGGCAACATACACCCTACTCTCATCAGGCTCTTCCCATAACTTATAATGACCTTCATCTAGAATAATTTTAGGTTCAGATACTTTTGACATCATTTCTTCAAATAATTCATCATCTAATGTCGATTCACCAGAATGAATAAACTCACATTCAAATTCCTGTAACCAAGCATCAGCAGAACCAATTGCAGTTTTAGTAGCTTGCGCCCAAGTCTCGTCCCTACCTGGTATTTCACTCCATTTTATCTTATCATGTGCCCACCCATTTTCACCTTCGATAGCTCCGTGATATAATTTATAGAATAAATTATCCGTACCATTAGCTGTTGAGCATACAAACACCTTAGACTTTTTAGAAGAGGTAATAATTGGAAAGACTGACTTCCAAAACTCTTCTACTAAATGCGGCTCGATAAAAGCCATCTCATCAATAACAAGACAGTTAACAGATTGTCCACGAGCAGCAGTACCGGTTGTAGTTGTGATACCTATACGGCTACCATTCTCTAACGTCATTGATGTCTTAGCATACTCCTTTACAGGAGGTTTTAACCAGTTAGGCAGCTCTTCGTATGCCATTCGCACTCTTTGAAAGATTTCAATAGCAGTAGCCTCTTTGTTCGCTACTAATAAGATACGCTGATCATTATTAAAACATGCTTGCCATAAAATGTATATGGTCATCATAGTAGACTTACCTATCTGTCTAGAAGCAAGAAGACAAAAGAATCTATTATCTCTCATCTTTCGTAATGCACGCTTTTGTGGCTTATATAAAGCTATTTTTTCTTTACCTCTATCAAGGTTAACAATATGGAAGAAATTTTCAGCAAAATATAGTATATTACTACTAGCTTTTTTAAGATCCTTTACTTGCTGTTTAGTGTATTCACCCTTCCAGTTAACATTGGGTAAATTTTTATTACCCATATAAAACATATTATCTTGTCTAGCCACAGAAATATTTAATGCTTAGCATAAATAATTACATGTCAAATAAGAAAGACTTAATCTCATTAGGTGAAGCATATGCTGATGTGTTTAATAAAGTAGTGGTGAGCGAAAATGTACCAGTTGGTGAAATTGGAAATGCTGACCTTGTAACAAAGGATACAGGCCCTACCGAAAGAGGAGGCTTTAGACCGGCAAAGATTGATATTGATAGAATGTCAGAAAAGGACAAGAAAGATAATATCTATAACATTAAAGGCTATACTTACGGTGATGGTAACAACCCAGGTGATACAGATAGTCCAGATCCTACAGGTCCAACATATGCGCAAGTTGCTTATACAGGCGCAGTAGGTCCAGAAGAGGATGAAGAAGAAAAAGGCAAAAGGCCAGATTACCCTGATGTAGACGGAGATGGCGATACAGACGAGTCTATGGAGAAAGCTCTTAAGGATAAGAAAAAAGGTAAAAAACACGATGATGACGAAGAAGATGAAGAATTTTTGGAAGAACACGAGAAAATTGCACGCGATGGCCTAAATAATTTTATGAGCAAGACTTCAGTATTTGACAAACTTTATAATAAAGTAATGGTAAACGAAAACTTCCCCCATGAGGGTCAGGAAGAATTCGAAGACGTTACAGAACTTGAGGCTCTTGGAATTGAAGACACAGTTGAAGAAGTTCCAGAAGAGATCACAGTTTCTATCCCCGGTGAATTAGCACAAACACTTTGTGATATCTTACAAACAGCTTTAGCACAACAGGAAGTCGAAGTTGACGTCGATGTTGATGTTGAGGCGGTTGAAGACACAGACTTTGAAGAGGATGCTGAAACGGCTAGACAGAAAACATATGGTGGTAATAAAGGAGATCACCCTCGTAGGTTTAATAAAAAGACTGGTCGTAAGAGTGAAGTAAGAGATTATGAAGAGGATGAAGAAGCAGTAATGAAAGACGGAGGCGGATATGGTGTTGATGCTGGTTCTACTCTTAAAGGAGAAGTTAACTACGGTCGAGGAGGCCGAAACAAGGTTGGTAATTTAAAGACTCAGGGTGCTGCTAAGATGAAAGATGGAGGAGGTTACGGTGTTGATGCTGGATCTACTCTCAATCATACAGTAAACATGGGTAAGAACAACAAAGTTGGTAACTTACCTGTTGGTAAAAACGCTTTCGAATAAGTCGCTCAAAAAAATTAACTAATAAAAGAGCCCGTTGAGTTACCTCTTCGGGCTTTTTTAATAAATATAATTGTGAGGTTCTATAATGACACGCTGAATCAAAAATTTTGGTCTGAAGACAATAAATTTGACCCAGATATAAGGGAAAAGCTCTTGTCAATAACCGATGATTTTATTCACAGCTTAGGTATCGAAGGGGTAGAGGTAGATGATATTACACTCACTGGTAGCAATAGTAATTACAATTACAATGAATATTCTGATCTCGATGTTCACGTATTAATTGACTTTAAAGATATTAATGAAGATGAAGAGTTAGTTAAGAAAGCTTTAGATGGAGATAGGTTTGTATGGAACCTCAGACATAATGTAAACCTTAGAGGCCATGATGTTGAAATGTATATGCAAGATAAGGATGAACCTCATGTTGCATCAGGTCTTTATTCTTTAAAGGATAACAAATGGATTACCGAACCTTCGTATGATCCTCCATCTGTAGATAGTAAAGACGTATTTAAAAAGGCTAAAGCAATTGAAACAGATGTTGAAATTCTAAAAGAGAAGGTATTAGAGGCGAGAGGGAAAGAAGCTAAGAAATTGCATGAGAGAGCTAAACGTTTAAAAGAAAAGATATCTAAAATGCGAAAGCGTGGTTTGGCACGTGAAGGTGAGTTTAGTGTTGAAAATTTAGCATTTAAAGTACTACGTAATACTGAAGTTATAGGCGACTTAATAGATTTAATTTCCTCGTCTTATGATAGAATTTATACAGAGAACTTTAAGACATTTTTCGAATATTACCAGGGTAACCCTATTATGAACCCTCAGATGAGATCTGGTAAAAATGCAAACAGACTAGGGCTAAGTAAAAAGCATTTAAACACATTACCTAAACAATATAACCATCAGTGCCCACATGTAAATAATTTGATAAATGGTTCAGCTAGTCAAATAAAATTAATGGGGCAGCCATTAATGAATACTTTAGCTGTATATGAAGTTGACTATAAACCTGGCAGTACTAAGACATTGGGTAATTCTAATGTCGAAGTAGAGATGTTTGAAGACGAAGAGCATAATCAGTGTGGAATGTTAAGAAGAAGGAGTAGATAAATGGCTATATGTAATACAAATAGACTTAATTGCACACCAGAAGAAGTGTTTGCTGCAACAGCAATACCTTCTTGTGGTAAGCTCGTTATTCCAGAGAATCTACAAGCTGAACAATTAGTTTTTGATCAGGCTTTTAACGAGCTTATAAACAACTACGGCATTCCGGTAAACTATTATATTAACACTTTTAGTTTATCAGCAGCTGATTTATTTTACGGTGAAGATCTTACAAAGTCTTTTGCTGGTCCTATATCAGCAATACAAATGTACATTGAACTATCAGATGATGCTCTCAATTTAAGTAAGTTTGGCTTTGACCCCGGAGACGAGTTTACAGCATTTGTACATATTAGTACTTTTTATGAAGCAGCGTCAGCATTAAGTGCCTCCGGTGGTTTCGATCCATCACAATACGGTCAGCTAATTGAGCCAAAGGCAGGTGATGTAATTGATCTTGATGTATTAGGGTGTGACCGTGTAGGCGGAAGAGGTGGTGTTATGTATGAGATTACCGAGAGGATGGATCAAGACATGTCTGCTCTCAATCCTGTCCTTGGACATTATATTTGGAGACTTAGAGGTAAAAGATTCAATTACTCTTTCGAAGCTGGGTTATCAGCAGATGGTCGACCAGGTAGTGAAAAAGCAAATGAGCAAATATATGATAATTCGATGCAGGGTATACTATCTACTACGTTGACTGATCAGATATCTTCCCCACAGAAGACATATCCAACCACACCTGCTGGTGAATATGATATTGACGATATATCAAAGAATGATGTCCTTGATATGGATATTAATGATACAGATATCTACGGTTCGTATTATTAAGTAAGGACACTCTTTACAATAGCGTCTGTATCGTGGAGCTCGCCTTGTACATCTTTATACGGGCATTGATGGATAACACCGGTAAAGTCGTAGTCATATAAATATGAATCAACTGTACCGTTTTTATATTGAACTTTTGTATTAAGGTTATTATGTCTCTTATATCCAAATACTTCAGGTTGTGTAGCTACCCACGCAACAGTAGATGGTAGTTCTAGAGCGTTTGCTGCATGCTGGAGAGAAGAATCGATTAAAATTCTTTTTTCTGTATGCGCCAACATAGCGAATAATGGTTTTTTGCCTACAATTTTATCAAATCTATGACAGTTGTTTAGTCTAGGATGAAACTCGTAACACACGTGTATAATATTAAATTTATCAGCTAGCTTATTTACTACCTCTTGCGCTTGTGCAGGGTGCATATCTCTCGTCCAAGAATATGGGTGCTGTTGATGATCTGGTCCTGGACCTCCATATGGTTGAAAGATTAACATTGGTTTAACTCCATCACTAAACTGACTGACATACGCTCTAGCCTCTTCGATTTCTCTAAAATTAAACTCAAGTTTAGGTTGCTCGTCATTATACTTTACACCAATCATATTACACCACGTTTTAACAAGGTGTAATTTTTTAGTAATATGGCTTGTTTGTTTATAAGGATCTTGCGCGTAAACTTCTACATCTTTGCCTTTTATTACATCTTGATAAAAATACGGTGTATTACCAATTCTATAAAATCTAGAAACATCTGAATTTCTTGTCCATACTTCCGGCCAAGCAGAAACAACAATAATTTTACGCTTAGGTTTAGCCTTTTTATAAGCTGCTACGACTGCAGTCGCTGCAATATTTTTACCTATACCACCTTCAATATGAAAAACTGTACTAGCCATACACTAATATGTAGTTTGAAGATAATATACTTCAACTATTAAGTTTTAATTTTCAACGTACCACTATCATTGTAAATAGCACCAGGGACTAAATTTGCTGTATCGCAACCCGATGGTACATCTGATAATACTAAAACTAAAGTATTAGCATGTAATGCTTTAGCAGATACAGAATTAATACAAGAACCAACAATTGCTGCTTCTGTATGAGTTGCTGAAAGTGTATTACACTGTCCTCCTAATATTGAAGAACAGCCTGCACATGCTCTATTTAGTTGCCCACCACCAATTGTAGTTAATGTCGCGTTTGCGTAGTTTGTATCACCACCGGCTACAACCGACCTTTCACATGAACAGTTGTTACAACCCCCACCAATAACTGATGCATAACAAGTAATCAAGTTGTTCTTCCCTCCACCAATAAACGAGCACTCACCCTCGGTATTAATAATATTACAATCACCTCCAGCAATAGTAGCCTGATTTTCACATACGGCGTTACCACGTCCTCCTCCTATTGTTGAACAAGCACCTATAACTTTATTATCCTGTCCCCCAGCAACAATAGAATAATTACCTGTAACGCAATTTGTATCACCGCCTGCAATAGTTGATGTACAACCTGTAACAATATTATCACACCCTCCCCCTACAAAACTATGACCACCTTCAGCGTGTTGTTCTGCTCCACCACCTATAAAGCTAAATCCTCCGGATGCTACATTATTTCGTCCAGCAGCAACACCAGCGCTTGTAGCAGTAGCCGATAGTCCATATCCTGCTCCAACAAATGTGTTTGAACTACCAGAGCTATTATTTTCTCCACCACCTATAAATGCGGCAGAAGCGTTGGAGGTTATAGTACTACCTTTTCCGCCAACAATACTGTTATTAAAATAACAAGATGCTATAGTATTATTACTACCTCCAACAATAGCTGAGGCTGCCTCAGTACCACCATTACAAATTTCATTACTGCACCCAGCTCCAATTATAGAAATACAAGCGCTGGACTTATTACTAATACCACCTACTACAACAGCTCCACAGATACAAGAGCAATTTGTATCACCGCCTACAACAATTGAATGATCTGCCAACGCGTAGTTTGTATCACCACCTACAACTACTGAATGAGTTCCGGATGATCGCGCGCCATACCCACCACCTACAAAAGATTGA